CCTGCGTAAAAAGATTCAAGGTGCAAGTAGTGCTGTTGTTGGTCAAGGATCACAGAGACCCCCTGTGGGTGGCTCTGTTGGCTTAGGCACAGGGAAATGGCTAAGAAGAGCTGGTGTAGGTATAGGCGTTTATGGATTGTTGAATGATAGAGAAGGCGACGAAATGAGTAAAGGCATAATCGGAGCAGGGTTATATGGCATTGGTTCTAGCATGAGGTCAGGAGCACTATCAGGTCTTATTCGTGGTACGGCAACAAGTGGTGCAGTACAAAATAAGCTAAGGAGAGGCTGATGGGAAATATGTTAGAAGAGGTGCAGTATAATGTCACCAAGACTTAATAGATCAACAATGGGACGCTTCATCGGTCAGTCTAAACAAGTGGCTCGTAGTGGCTTAAGAACGAAGGTACTTGGTAGTGCAGTGTTAACGGCGGCTGTTGTTCCACCACTACTCCAGTCAGCTGTGGCCGCAGCCGACTCTCCAGATGGCATTGGGCCAGACCCAAACAGTGTAGCTCCTTACGCATATGCTCTTGCAAATCCAGCGCCAGCAGTATTAGGTGCAATGGCTGGTGGATATATAGGTTCAAAAGCAACAGGTTTAGCAAGACTTGGAGTTAAGGGACGTGTAATGGGCACAGTTGCTGGTGCAGTATTAGGTGCGGGATTTGGAATGAAACAAAGTGTCAATATGTATAGACAGGGAGCAGATGCTGGACCAAGAACTCCAGCACAAGACTATCTGTCAGGCTCTACGATGTCTAAAATCAATAGTATGAACGCTCTTAGGGCTGATATAGCAAGACTATCTAGGCCAATAAGAGGAATGGGGTGGTAAATGGTTCAGATACAATGTCCTAATCACTTAGTAAAATCATTTAACGAAAGTAAAATGTGTAATAAGTGTATCAAGTTTTATAATAAGATGTTTGAAGAGGGGAAGATTGAGAGTCCTTTTCCTGTTGATTGTCATGGGGATTCAAGGATACCAAAAAACGAACTTGATACTGAGATGAAACAGAGCATGTTCTTAATGGAGAATCCTATAACATGGGCTGAATTTGAGTTACATGAACCAGACAAAACAAGTGAGAAATTTCAGTATAGAGACTATCAAAGAGATATGGTTTCTTGTTCTGCCAAGCTTAAAGTATATAGGTGTGGTAGACGTACAGGTAAAACTAGGGCTATGGTAACTGAGATCTTACACCAAATGGCATTGAAGAAGACAGAGATACTTGTTCTTGCTCCAAGTGAATCACAAGTTACTGAAATGTATAGACTAATGGATGACTATCTTTCATGTGCAACTATACTAAGAGGTATGGTAAAGCAAAGAAGATCTAGTCCTTTTATATTATCATTTAAGAATGGATCACTTGTAAAAGGTTTTGTTATAAACTCAGAGACAGGAACGTCTGCTAATAAGATTCGTGGACAGGGTGGTGATATAGTCTATATAGATGAAGCTGACTATATTCCAGACAAAGATTTTAAACCATTACTTGCTATACTAGCAGATAGTCCTGATACACAGATGTGGATGACATCTACACCTTGTGGTGAGAGGACACGTTTCTATTATGCGTGTATGGATAAAAATCGTGGATATAAAGAATTCTTTATCCCAACAAACAGATCTCCTGTATGGACTCCAAAACTTGAAGCTTTGCTTAGGAGTGAATATACAGATGTACAGTATAAGCATGAGATTGAAGCACTTTTTGCAGATGTTTCTGGTGGTGTCTATTCCAAACGTTATGTTGATATGGCATTAGAAGATTATACCTTACCAATGCCACGAAATGATGATCAAAACATATATCGTGCATTAGGGATAGACTGGAACGATGCACCTATTGGTGTGCATATGATAGTAGTTGAATACAACGTAAATACAGATTCTTATACTGTCGTAGATAAGGCTATCGAGAACGATACGGAGTTCACGCAACATAAGGCTGTTGATAGAATTATAGCCCTTTATAAGAAGTGGAATCCTGATAGAATATGGGCCGATGAAGGACACGGTTCCACCCAGATCGAAGAGATTAAGATTAGAGCACTTGCAATGAAAGACGCAAAGCTTTTATCTCGTGTCAAAGGTGTAAGGATGAATGAGAAGGACACCATAACAGATCCATTCACACAAGAGCCTATGAAGAAACAAAAGAAAGCTTTGATGGTGGATATGACACTACGTAAGATGGAAATGGAACGTTGTGTCTTGCCTCAATGTGAAGACAAAAAAGATGGTCTAGTTGACCAGATCAGAAATTTCAAAATTGTCAGATATAATCAGTTTGGTGATCCTGTATATAGTCAGGGATATGAACACACATTGGTTGCATGGCAACTGGCTATGTATGCTTTAATAATGACGTATGGAAAGTATAACCAACAAATGATAAGTCCAATTGGCTATTCTTCAAAAAGAATGGGTAAATTATTCACAAGTGAACCAAGGTCTACATTTGAAGAAGGGTCTCTGAACATGTCTCCAGGTATGGCACAACTATTACGACAACAAGCTGCACAAAATTCTGGAAGGCTTGGTGGCTTTGGTAGTAGGGGGTCAAAAGTTATAGGTACTCGCGGGTTCTCAAAAAAGGGTGGTCGTACAAAGAGGAGGTCTAGCTTTTAATGGCAAGGTATAGATCTAAACCAGATATTAAGTTCAAGAAAGAGCGTAAGTTATCGCCTACTGGTGTTGATTCAAACGCTTCTGTTTCTGATAGATCAACTGTTCCAACAGGAGAATCCGTTTATAAGGATACTGGTATCCCTGCACAAAAGAATACTGAGAACCTAACTGAAGAGGACAAAATATTTATCAAGATGTTTGGCGTACTTGGCAAAGCAGTACAAGTACAGGAGCTTTCTGAACAATTTAAGAAGAGTGCCTTTATCCCAGTGCCAGAGTCTGCTCGTAGAGTTAGACTCGCAGTGAGAAGAAGAGATCCAGAGAACTCACCAAATGGTGATAAAATATTTTTTGAATTGTTTAAGTCGGCAATAGATAGATCGGTAAGTGAATATGATTTTGTTAATCTTGATTTACTTAATCAGATAACAAACAATCCAGATATTGACAGTGAGCTATTCAGGCAGAACTGGGCAATCAATAATATGGATGATTTGAAAGAACTTGATAACGCACTAACTGCCGATTCTACGTCATCTCAAACAATAAACGAATTTGCAGCATCTCAAGATGCCCCATGGTGGGCTAAGCTTCTTACATATGGTTTACCATTAGTTGCTATATGGTATCTGCAAAGAGAACAGGGGCCGTTCAATGCTATAGACAGATGGATGGCAACTGGTAGTAAGTTACCACCAGGAACGGAGTTGCCTTCTGTAATAAGTTCAATCCTTGTTGGTATAATCATATATATGATCTTGAATTCTCTTACTCTGGATGAAGCTAAAGAATTATTCTCTCATATAGAAATGCCAGCTGGTCTTGCACCACATGTTAATATGGATGAGCTTATTGAAAAAGCCGATAGACTTGTACGTGGTGAGACGGTAGAGGGGAAGACCTTAGATGATTATCCACTTGGAGTCAGTTCCGAATTCATAAGAATTGCAAGAGCAAAGATGGGTGAAGGTGATTGGGAAATCATAAGAGACTATAGTATAAAATTCTTGATAGATAATGTTTCTGATAAAGACTACTATCCATGGAACATGTATTTGGATGCATCTGTGATGCGCAAACAAATCGAGTCAACTACTAAATCTGCACCTATATATTCTCCTGTATTTAGTAGACATGCTACCAAACAAGGCTTAAAGGGTTATACAGAAGATGTCCTTGTAGATGCTGTTGATACTGGTATAGTTATGAATGGAACTGCATCTGATACAACAACAGCTCTTGAGTCTGCACTAAGAGGAGATTTTAAAACAGCAAATACGTTGCTTCCTATACCAGAGAAACCTACAGCTGACTATACATATCAAAGTAAGGTGTCTTCTTGGGCTGGAGAACAGGCTGGCGATCTTATGAAGGCTAGTGATGAGTATAAAGAAAGCTGGAATAAACTGATTGATGTTGTTAACAATGGTCTTGAAGATATAGTTTCCAATTACTTTATGGAAGACTGGTATAAGGAGCTTTTCTGTTGCTTGGTAAGAGCAATGATTTCTTTTGATGTTGATTTCCTTGCTACTTTAAGTGGAGTCCTTGAAACATTAAAGGCAGGTATATCTTTTGATCTTGGAAGTATACTTGAGAAGCTATACAAAAGATTCTTCACAGATTTAGTATATGATTCTTTAAAAGGAATGCATGATCTATTAGATGAGATGTGGCAAAAACTGATGGAGAAGACTCTTATACCATTGCTTAAACAGGTAGAAGAAGTTGAAAAGCAAGCTTTTACAGATTGTTTTTTACTTTCTCTTATGGTCAAAGCGTTGTGGAATGCGTGTGATAATATCAAATCTAAATTAGATAATTGCCTTGACAAGTTTACAGAATCTCTTATAGTTCAGGTAGACTTAAGCTCCCTTAAATGGGAGCTGTATGGAGAGATTAAAGGTCTTGATATACTAATTGACATCCTTAATTTTTCAGTCAGGTTTATAGAATCCTGTGATATTCATGCAAATGATAATGAAGACCCAGACAGGATAGAAAGCCTGGTTGGAGACAGATTTGTGGACTTCGGAGATGCTCTTGAGGTCGTAGAGAATTACTACGATAATGAAAATAACTCAGACACCGATGCAGAGAATAGAAATCCACATGTCATTGTAGAAGCATACGGTGCTGCACTTGATCTACCAAGTGAACAAATGAAGGCCACCCCAACCAATTCATGGTGGTTTGGAAAGGCAAAAGAATATAAGAATGGTTTCGTGGTTATGCCTTTCAGTTCCATATTAGACGGAACAAAAGAAGATAACTCTGCATCAGAAGAACAAGGTAACAGGTGTAGAGATAGGTGGGCCAAGACATTTGTTTACGATATGATTAAAAGAGTATCACCAGATTTATTGAATCCGGCTATACTAATGAATCCTACTAAGGAGCTACCAGGTGGCTAAATTTTTAGAAAGTTTATTAGGACGATTTGGGTATTCTAAGACGAAGAGTAAACCTTTAGACAAAATTGCAGATACATCAGCACCAGTGACATCTACGCTCTCTTCTCAACAAAAGGTTGTGACACCTATAGCAGAGAAGGTTATAGCTGAGCCAATAATAAAACCAGCTTCACTAGCTCATTCTATATTACAACCAAGGTATGCAAGACTTAAGGATGGTTGTTTCGAAGACCATGCTTATGATCTGACAGAGATAATAAGAGCAGAAGATACAGAGATGTATCTAGCCAAGGCGTTCCAAGAGTATAATCAGTTAGTAATGAGAGAAGGTTTCTCTATTAAGGGTCAGGACCAAAAGCTTTCTGATTATGTTAATAGACGACTTATGGAGATACAAATACTAACAGGCCAATCTACGAACTCTGTATTCAGACAACTTGCTCAAGATATAATAAGATTCTCTAATGGTTACTTAGTTTTTACTAGACAGACACCAAAGAAGCGTCTTACCTCTGGCAGTCAATATAAGTTGAATGGTAAGATATTACAGCCAATAACAGGTATATTTACTGCAGATCCAACTACAATGAAAGTTAAGCGTGGTGTCTATGGTAATATAATTGCGTATCAGCAGACTGTAGAATCTAACTCTCAAACAAGAACGTTCTCTCCAAGTGAAGTCATTCATTTTACATATAATAAAAAGAGTGGCATGTCTTACGGTACACCATGGGTTATACCAACTCTTGATGATATTAGGATGCTACGTAGACTTGAGGAGTATGTTGATGCTCTTTGTTCTCAGTATGCGATTCCTCTTGTTCAGCACAAGATCGGTACAAAAGAAAAGCCTGCAACAATTGATCCAAAGACAGGTATGGCTGAGGTTGATATTGCAAGAGAGATTATAGAGAGCCTTCCTACAGAAGGATCTCTTGTCACTGACTATAGACATGAGATAGTTGTTGCTGCAATAAATGGTGGGTCTATAGATATATCTAAATACTTAGATCATTTTAAGGCACGTGTTGTTGCTGGTGTAGGTATGTCTGGAGTTGCATTCGGAGAAGGCAATACAAGTAATAAAGCCACTGCTGGTGTTATGCTTGAGGTCGCTACTAATAGATGTAAAGATATTCAGGAAGTGATAGCTGATACTTTCACATCACAGATTCTGTTCCAATTAGTTCTTGATAAAGGTGCAACAATAGATGTCTCTTCACTACCATATGTAGAATTTGCTGAAGTTGATGTCGAAGCACAAAGAGCTAAAGAGAACCATGTTGCAGATATGTTTAATAATTCTCTCTATTCTCATAGAGAAGCAAGAGAGAAGATGAACATGAATGTAATGGAGAATGGAGATGTTGAAGATGATATCATTTCACGTAATAAGAAGAGGGAATTAGAACTTGACTATTCACTCCAGCAGAAATATGCTTTACCTACAGCGTCATCAGCCTCGTCATCTACGTCTAAAACACAATCAGGTAAAACATCAGTTGCAAATAAGAGTAGACCAACCAATCAAAGTGGGAAGAAAGCTACGAAGACGAAGATTACAAAGAATGATGCTAAGGGAAAGATCAAGGCTAAAACCGTTGACTTGCGACATAGCATTGTATCTCATAAGGATAATGAATTAGATAAAGGTTGGGTTGATGGTCTAATAGGTAGTTACATAGATGATTTATGTGAGATTGTAGACGACTTTACTGGTAGAATATTACCAATAGAAAACCATACCCCTGAGAGCAAAGCTATTCTTTCTGCAATTGCTTCTGGTAGTAATACAAGGATAGATTCTCTTAAAGAATTCATTACGACACTTGCCTCTTATAGAGATAAGACGAAAATGCTTGGTACACTTAATACTATGGAAAATAACTTTAACCAAACATTAGACGATATAGATATTGCTATAAAAATACTTTACTCGGAGAAAGAAGATGTCTAAAAATCCAGTTACTGAAAAGATTGTTGAAAGACTCATTTATGCTGAAGATATCTATAGTATATCTGACCATCTTGTTGATCTGAATAAGGTTGATAGGTTCTATGATATGCGTAATAAGATACTTAAGACAACAGACAGCATTGATGCCGAAAACAACAAGACAGCACTGATGGTAGAACTTGATGCTACAAGATCAGGTTGTGTTGTTAATGGTAGAGTTTATGCTGGAAAATCAGTAAGGTCTGGGAACAGATCCTGGGTTCAACCATATCCCAAACCTATTCTTAAGCATCATAGATCTTCGGATCAATGGGGTCAGGCAGAAGATCCAATTGGAAGAGCAAAGAGTTCTAAATTTGTTTCATTTGTAAGTGATGATGAGTTAAAAAATGATGTAGCGTATGCTCCCTGGTGTGACCAGGGGTCTGGTGGAATTTTTCTAAAAGCTTTGATATCTGACAAAGATTCTATTGATAAAATTACGAATGGTACACTGCTTACTTTGTCAACTGGACAAGGTACAAATACTGCGAAGTGTAGTATTTGTGGTTGCGACTGGGTAAAAGGTGACTATTGTGATCATTACCCAAATCGTTTCTATGACATGGAAGAGGCTTCTCCAATTTATGATATGCTTTCCAAAGACAAGAAATATTCTAAAAAAATTAAAGATTTTCCTTGTTATTTAATTTGGGACGGTAAAATAGCCTATAGTGAGTGTAGTTTTGTTAACGAACCGGCACAAAAATATGCAAAGGTTAACAGCTTCGAAGAACACTCAACTGACCAGAGTACTGTGATCGTGTGTCCAACATCAATAATAGATACACACAATCCAATAAAGTCACTGGTTTTTACTGATAACTTAGTTAGCTTTGATGTTATGGCTGATGAGTTTAACAATATTTCAACTGGAAAATATACTAGCTTGCCACCTAGAAATACAATGAAAAACGACGAACAATTTCCAAATGTCCAGCCAACAGATGGAAAACCAAATGAAAACAATGTGGTGGATGAGCCAGATGGCACATCTAGTCTTAACAAAAATAACGATTCAAAGAAGGAGTCGAACATGACAGAACCAAAAGAACCTGTTGCCAAAAAGGCTGACAGTACAAAAACATCTGATGCGGCAGATCTCCTGGCAGAACAATTGAATAAAGCCAAGGATGAAATTGCCAAGTTGAATGCGTCTCTTGAGGTTGCTGCCGATGCCACTAAGAAAGCAGAAGAATCACAGATTACTGCGGAGACTAAGCTTTCGTCCGTTCTTGCAAGTCAGGTTTTTACCATGAGAACAGTCTCTGGTCATTATGCTGATATGACAGATGAAGAACGCGAAGAAAAGAAAGCAGAGTTGATTGGACGCAGTGTTGATTCCTTGCAGGATTCTATAAAGGACATTGATAACGAATTCAATGCTTCCCTTAAGAAAACGCAGGAAGCTGCAATTTCTGATGGCACACAAGCGGCACTTAAAAACGCGCAGACAGTTAAAGATCCTACCCTAGTTGATCCTGTGAAGGATGACAGTCTGAAGACTGTTGGTTCGGTGAAAGATACTAAGGAAAAAAAGGATATGTTTGACTTTTAATAGTCAATTTTCAAAGGAGATATAAAATGGTTACTTCTAGCCCTTCAAGTCTTACTCCTTATGGCTTCGGCGTAGAACATGAGAACTTCATGGAAATATCTGAGGGAATGCACCCTAATATTTCTCTGGCAGTTGCTCCTTGGTTACCTATTCAAGCTGTAAAAACAGCAAGAGATGCGGCCTATATGGTCCTAGAATCAGGTTCCCTTATTTCTACGTATAAAGCCACAGACGGTACCAATTACTTGGTTCCTGCTAATGGTGGTAAGCTAACAGATGCCAGTACAACGTATGCGTTGTGCCCATCGCAACTCAAGTATACAGCACTTGATGTTGGAATTACTATAAATCAGAACACTGACGAAGTTGTTGTCGCTGCTGATATTGCTGCTGACGCAGATACCAAAGGTTATGTTCTGCTTCCTGCTAACAAACCTGTTGGCTATGCTCTGTACAATTATTTCATGGATGTGTCTCATCTATACAGAAACTACCAACTGCAGACTGTAAAGAAAGCTATTGGTTGTGATTGGTATACTGAGTATCCGTGTCGTAATGCTACTCAGCTTCTGGCTACTATTGGTGATTTGGTTATCCCAGACCCGGACAATCCTGGTATGTGGAGACCTTTAAACACTTCTGTTACTGGTCTGGTTGCTGGTGGTGGAAGATCAGAGTTGTTTGCTGCTGCTGGACATACGACTGCGGCTGAACAAATCAATGTTCTTAATCAGATTGTGGGTAAAATAGTCAAAATGCAGAAGATTTCAGATGTTGATAATCTTGCCAAAGAGACTACTTTTCCTGGTATGACATTAGCTGGTTCTGGAACCAGTGGGATTCCTGGACATCTTCTTAACGCTCTTGCTGATGGCAGTGACGATGAGTGGAAAGTTCAGATCAACTTTGGTGGCTTCTGCAGCTAAGGAGAAACAAGATGACTGATAACAAGAAAATACAAGACTTGCTTGGGGATGTGATCTCTGAAATAGTCGATGCTAGAATCGCTGAGAAAGTTGGTGATGGCCAAACTTCTGCTAGCGACGCACTGAAGAAGCAAAAGCCTTCTGAAGTTGAAGCACGTATGATTGACAGACTATATACATGGTGGTCTGACAATGGTCGTGATCCTGAGACTGGCAAAGATAGATCTCTGCCAAGTGTTCTACAGGATCTTAAGGCTAAGACTGAGAGATATAAATCTCTTAGTTCAACAGACGCAGCGTCATCTCCTGACATTCAGATGATTCTGCCTAAAACAATAGAACGTATCGTTCTTGAGCCTATTGCGGCTGAACAGGTTCTAACACCGTTGCTTCGCCAGGTCCGTCAAAAAGGCATGGAAGAGCATATTGTGTATCCTGCTATTGGAGCTATGGGTGGACTTGATCTGGATATTGCTGAAGGTGAAGAATATCCTGAAGGGAAACTGGACTTTGCTGGTAAAGCGATAGCTCAGGTTGGTAAGAGCGGTATTGCTGTCAGAGCGACAGATGAAATGATCCGCTATAGCCAGTTTGATATGATGTCGATGCTCTATAGAGCAGCTGGTAGAGCTTTGGTTAGATGGAAAGAGAAGAAAGTCTCAGACCATATTCTACGTTTAGGCCTGACAACTTTTGATAACGACAGTGCATCTTATGCTTGCACAACTGGTCGAAACTCGTCTGGTACTCTTAACGGTAGTTTTGGGCTGGATGATCTCTATACAATGTATGGTGATCTTGTCAACTCTGGTTTCATGCCAAATACCCTTATTATGCATCCTATGGATTGGCTTGTCTTTGCTCGCGATCCACAGATGCGTCATCTGGCCTCTATCGGTCAAGGTGGTTCTTGGTTCCAGCCTGTTGCGGGTAGCATTGGCTATGCGTCACAGTTTGCTGGTTGGGGTAATAAAGGTGCTGGTAATCTTGGCACAAGTATGGGTCTTGGTGGAGAAGCTGAAATCGCTAAGACATACCAAACTGTTCCTGGTATTTTCCCGGCACCGTTGCGTATAATTGTTTCGTCTGCATTACCATTTACTGCGGCTGTTGGTGCTACTCCTGCCAAGACTGATATCATCCTTTGTGATGTTAACGAGCTTGGTATTATGTTCATCGACGAAGACCCGGTTGTGGAACGTTGGGATGATCCTGCACGTGACATAGAGAAATTGAAAATCCGTGAGCGTTATGCAATCGGTATTCTCAATGCTGGTCAAGCAGTTCGTATTGCGAAGAATGTACGTATCACACGTAACTATGACATTGAAGACAAGACGACTTGGGAATTAGGCTCAGGGGCACTGCCTTCTGTTCCTACTATCATAACGTAATAGTCTAAATGGGCATGTGATAGTATAGTTAATAGCCTGCCCTTTTGTGGCAGGCTATTACTTTATAATGAAAAATATGAATAGAGGATACACAATGAATATACATGATACTGATGCAATAGCAAGGATGGTTAGGATAGCGACGTCTGATAAGCTTGAATCAGAAGTTAGCACTGTTCACACAGTACCACAGGTTGATACAGAGAACAAAGGGTTCGTAGAAAAGATGCACGATACTATGCTAGAGAATAGTATAGAACAGGCAATTAAAAGAACAAAGAATACTGAAGATTGGGTTAGCTCTCCAATAAAAAGATATAAGAACTTTATAACACCAATAGAGGAAGAGGAACAGAAGGATATCACAAAAGCAGAGTTACAAGAGATGCTGGGGAACAATAATCTCCAATATAATTGTAAGAAGGTTTTTGAAGATTCACCTGATGCTCCTTCATTATTCACATGGTAATACCAATATTTTCTACCTCAGTTCCAGAAGACTCTACAACTAATGTTCCTACCAATCAGGTAGTTACAATTAATTTTAATACAGATCTACTTCCAATCTCTGTAAACTCTGGCACAATAAATGTAGTCAATGAGGATACAGGAGAGCCTGTAGAAACAGACGTTTCTTTGTCTGGTAATGTAGTGACTATATTAACTGGTCGTGCATTCGAAGATTATACAACATTCACGGTATATATAGTTGGAGCGGATCAAGGCTCGCTAACTGGAAACATAGTATCTCTTGATGGAGATAATATGCCAGAGAGCACATCCTTCTCCTTCCAAACATCTCAACCGATTACAGTAGGGACTGTCAGTAATAGTTCTGAGGTTATAGTCACTACTATTGGAGCCTCTGGAGAGACAGTCACAGACACATATACAAAATTTGCAGTTGAGACTGTGACTCCTGCTGATGGTACTCTTTATCTGGCACCAACATATTTGAAAGCAAACGGTGTTGAATTTGATCTAACAACAGATATATCTCCAAGTGGTGTCTTGCCATATGTAGAGGTTGAGCAACGACCATATGTAGATAGAAGATTCCAGGTATCAATTCCTGAAGATGTGGCACTACTTAATTACGCTTCTCCATCAGGAGAAGTATACTCACCAGATACAATTGATTCACGTAGATATGTTGATTTTACAGTTGATGTAGACGGAGACAAGCTTTTTGTTGATCTTACCGATGCAGACATAAGATGGAATTCACAACTTAGGGTGACATTAAAATCATCTCTTCCATCATCTACGTCATACAGTAGTCAAACTCTTGGCAGCTCTTACCATGCATTGTTTACTACAGGGATGTATCCTTGGCTTGGTGAGATAGAACAGATAAGAGATGAACTTGGAACATTAAACTCAGCATTCTCTGATTTTATTATTGGTAAGTATATTTTGAAAACTAGTGTTAGGGCATGGAGACTCTCGTGCTTTAAGTTTGATCTATATAAACCACCTTATTTTATTGTTGACTATATTAATAAAAAGGTTATATTAGACATACTATCCAGTGCTACAGCACTGAATGCCTTAAACTCTGATATGTCTAAGAGTTTAGGAGACTTTTCTGTTTCCAAGAACGGACCTTCTGATTTGTTCGCAGATACGATTAAAGATATGAAGGACGAAGTGGAAGAATTAGAGAAGTGGATAAAGAATATGTGTGGTAGTGGTATAGGTGGTGCTTCAATCGTTGGAGCAGTTAAAGGAAGATCATCTGCATTCACTGAACCAGGTTACTGGAGAACTAGACATTGGCATGAGTCAAGCAATGGAGACTACATTAAGCCAGGACTTGAGAATACCTATTTGGATAGGATAGAGAAGCTACCAAAAACAAATGAATATTGGTCATAGGAGACTAAACATGAGCGAAGAAAAAAACTCTAAGATAACGATTTACAAGACATCTGATATGAAGTGTGCTGCTGCGTTACTTGCAGCTGGACATTTGCTTGTAAACCTTGAGAACCATGGGCTACCGCAAGGAAGAGGAAGGGTGCTGTCTGGTGGACGTAGACAAAGATCAAAGATAACTTTTGTGTTTTCTTTCACAGATGAGTTACATGATGATATCATTGGTTATGCTGCTGGTACTCTCAGAGCACCAATAAAGGCAATCTATACAAATCTTGAGTTAGTGAAATCGTTAATAATGAATGCTGATTTTGAAATGGTAGAGAAAGCAACCCTGATTAATAGTAAGGTGAACAGGTGTAATACATGAGAGATCTGTTTGAGAAGCTTTCGTATGGTGTTAGGCCAAGAGAAAGAGTTAAGGAAAGAAACTCTGCTGGTACTTATGTTGGGGTTGATAAACCAACATATGGCCCCTTTAGTGAAATTGCAGATTCTGAGGACTCATACTCACAGTCACTAAGGCCTTTTATATATGAGGACATAGTTGATTTAACAAATTTAGGTTTACGCTATCTCCAAGGTTACCATAGGCCATTTGGTGACACAGAAGCTGAAGACCCATGGCAGATATGGTTTCCTTTCCAGGCAACAGAGTTTAAAGTTGGACAGAAGTTACACAATACTACTACTGATTCATACTATACTATTAAGGATAAGAATAACAAGTATCTTGGTGTATATAAAATAGAAGGAAGTGGCAGTGCACCAGAACAAAGTGATATATTATTACCAGAGGATGAAAGTTTGATACAGTTTAGGGTAGGCTACCCTAACAACGAGGATAATAGAACATACTTTAGTAATGATGAGTTGGCAGATGCCCAAAGAGACCCGTGGCTTGATACAATAACCTATAGGTTTCTTAGAGTTGAACCTGGTGGCGGCAAGGCAATTTTTGGTGGTGGCACCAAGGATGTTCGTTCCAGGGAAATGGGCAGTGTTACGTTGGCTGACGGAACACTGGCTTTGCAGAGAGTGCAGAAATTTGATGTACGTATGCAATTTGATTGTTGGGCAAAGACAAATGAAGAAGCTACTGCTCTAGCTAGATGGTTTCGTGAATGCATGAATTGGCTAATTCCTGTGATGAACGGCAATGGGCTAGACCACGGCTACTTTGTTGGGCAACGTGAAGATATCCATCTTACAAGATGGCGTAATGATATCGTTGCAAGAAGTCTTACATATGAATTTAGGGTACAAGAAAATAAACTTGTCATACCTGATATTCTAAAAATGATAGACTTTCGTTTAACCGTAAGCGACGAAGGCGAAGTTGCAACGGATGTAACTATGAATACTACTTGATACACGAAAGTATTGAGTCTTATTATTTTTTCGTAATTAGAGGAGTCTTAAACCATGGTTTATGATAACGTCCCTGGAATGCGCGTCACATTTAATGACGGCGGCCTTTCACTGACTTCACCAACTCCTGGAACTAAGGTTACTTTACTTGGTGTTACTACTTCAGACAATCTGACACTTAACGAGCCATACATCTTTGAAGAAAAGAATGATGGTGTGTCTCTTTCTAGAAATAGTGACGCAAGTATATCTGAACTTTCAAAGGCGGTTGCAGAAGCTTTCGATGGCGGTGCAACGACTGTTGAGGTTGTTAAGATAGCTGATGTTTCTGGTGGAATTTCAAAAGGTCAAAGATATGGCTACCTGGATGATACATACGCATTACTGCTAAACACTGCAACAGATATTGTTGTTCCTGTTGGCGTTTTTGTTGATGACCCAGTCGTAGCCGCTGCTGCATCTGGTGATTTTGGTAGACAGCTTGCCAAATATTGCTATGATTCTACGAATGTTAATGATACCACTGTAGGTGTCATTTCTATGCGTTCGCCATTACAAAAAGCATCTGATGATGGTGCGAGTGTTGATGTATCTTCTGATACACCTACGCTTGTACAGATTAGTAATTGGCTTACTGCTGCAAAAGAGTTTACAGACTGTGCCTACTTTGATGGTAAAGGATTTGGTGGAGTTGACAGTGACTTCCGCCCAACCGCTTATCAATATTGGGCAACAGCAGATGGTACTCCAGACACAATAACAGGAGCACTTAAGGATGCCAACGGTTGGCCGATTGATATGGGTGCCTATATTAGTGTTCTAACTGCACCTCTACGTGCTTATAACTCTGTTGCAAGGACTGAATATCCTACACTGGGTTATTACAACACTGACGGTGCTGCATTCTATGCTGGTGATATTGCTAGTCGTAGAAGTGAGAATGCCCCTACCAATAAGCTTCTTAATAGTGCTATGAGATTCCAGAGAAATCTTAGCCTTACACAGATTGATGATCTGATTGGCGCTCGTTATGTTACCGTGCAGGCTAAAACACGTGGTAACGTCTGGGCAGCTGCTGTTACAGGTGCTTGGAACTATAGTTCTTACTACCGTAGTGATTATGTGAATCTAACAACTGTGCGTGTTAGCCATGAAACTGCTGACTATGTAAGAGATGCTGTTGATGCATTACTGGGCTTCCCACCTAATGCCTCAAGAACTGCTGCTATCGATAATAAGATAGACCTTGCATTGGCAGATATGGTAGAACGTGGAGCTATTGAGAACTATTCATATACATTGTCCCAGACTGCTGCTCAGAGAGTACTGGGTGTCTATACCTGTAATATTTCACTACAGACATTTGGTGAAGTACGTAGGGTCAACACAACAATTGGTTTAACCAAATAAGGAGGATAGAATATGTCTTTACATGATAATAAGTATGCAACCTCCTACTCGTCCTATGGTGGCGTAGACATGATCGTAACCTTCGCTGGTGTTCAGGTTGGAGAATCGCAAGGTATTTCCTATTCTGTTTCCAGAGAGAAAGGACCTGTCTATACGATGGGTCAAGTAGACCCACGTGGCTTTACAAGAGGTAAGCGTGGTATATCTGGGTCTATTGTGTTCATCATATTTGATAGGTCAGTACTTGTCAGTAGACTTAAGAACGGTGAAGCCTCTTCCTTCATGGCTAGTAAGACTGCTGCTGCTATTTATAACGATGAACAGAGTCTTGCTTCAGCAAGTAATATTGCTGGTATTGAGCTTCCTGGTAATGTAACAAGTCCATCACAGCTTGATAAGGACTATGTTGCTGCGTGGTATGCTGACCAGATCCCACCATTTGATATTGTTATACAAGCAGCGAATGAATATGGTCATACTGCTCGTATGGTAATCAGAGGGGTTGAAGTACTCAACACTGGGTCAGGCATGTCTATTGATGATATGCAAACAGATGAATCTCATACGTTTGTCGCCCGTGCTATTAAGCCGTGGCATCTGCAGAAGAGATTCGATGGGACAGGTTATAAGGACACTACCTACATGGATAGGTAGTCGGTTGTCAGGTGTGTCCGGCTCTACCGGACACACACTTTTATTTGGAGCGACTGAATGTCAGATAGACTAAGCCCATCCAAAATGATGCATCTACCAGACGGAAACAGTTCTTTCTCAGGAACTGATTTTCATATTGATTACATATCAGAAAGTACAGACGGAACAACAAGATCACTAAACAATGTACAAACTATCTCCGTTTCTACGAAAACAACATTAATACCAGTTAGAAGACTTGGTGAAAAGTCCCCAAAGGACTATGTTAGATGTCATAGAACAGTTGCTGGTACTATGATTTTTTTATTGCTTGGCAATGATCCATTTGTTGATGAACTTATATATTCAAAAGCACACGTAGACAGAAGGGGTGCATATGAGTTTAGACCACTGTACATTGAGAATATACCAAAATTTGATTTAATATTATCTGCAGTTCATGAAGTGCCAGATGCAATAACGAACATACCTCAGACAACAAAGATGATGTTGTCAGGAATCCATCTTGCAGAGTCAGGTACGACCATATCTGTGCACGATATCTATACAGAAATAATGTATACATATGTTGCTGAATGGATTGTTCCATTCACAAATAACGTTGCTTGGCAAGACGTGAAGAAGCTTTGGACACCAAATAGTGATGAGGAACCCCTATCTCAGTCTTCTGATATACTATATAAAACAGAAGCAAAGAGTAAGTTGGAATTGCCAGATAGTTTTCCTGATCCTATAATAGGAGTTACTGGTGAGATAGCAACTAATCAAGAGACAGTTACGATAGATTCACCCGCGTCACTTTCTTCTCCTATAGAATTGGTAGTTACATAATATGACATACGAAGCTCAATATCATTCTCCTACAGATTGTAGGATATTCATAAACGACACATGGGTTGATGATGCGTGTAGTGTGGGATATAATTTTAGTGCACCAAAGATACCTATTTATGGATATTCTGATATCCATTTTACTGCAACTGCAGAAGGCAGACGTGTCGTCAGCGGTGAGTTTATTATGAACTACAATAAAAGGAATACACTATCTCTTGCAATTCTTGGAGAGTATTCCGATAGCACGTCTTTAATGTCAAGTCTTAGTGGGAATACCTCGGTTAGTCGTGCAGAGGTAGATACAACTGCATCAAAAGGTACGGGGAAAACTGTTAAAGAATCTAGTTATAGTGTTTGTTATAACTATGCCAATCTTATCCATGTGTATTGCTATAAGAGAGTAGATACAAACGGTGTTTTTCTTGGAGTCGGGTGCTACGGTGGAAGTGTACAGAAGAACAAGATTGCAGAAGCCAGGAAGGTTGTTCTTGGATGGGAGATAAGTGATACTGAGATAACAGAATATATGGACAAAAAAATTCTTAGTATAAAAGACAGCGTTTATGATAATGTTTTATCTGCTACAGGGTATCAGGTAGAGGCAGCTGATGTAGTTGGATCAAGTCCAAATGCTCCAGTTTCTACAACTGACCTAGATGAGCTTGCGGCAAGAGCTGCATCAAGAATAAAGAAGCTTGCTCTTGTGATGAACCCTTCCCTTGCAGATAGATACAAGGATGATATATGGGGCAATCAAAGATTATCTAAAAAAGAATCTAATATGAATCCTTCTGCCTTGACAAAGAAACATCCGGTTGATATAGTTATACACGTCGGACCAGAAGATATTGAAAATACTGGTGGACTACAACTTTTGAAGAGTAACAACCTTATTAAAATAACTGGTTGTGAATTTAGTGGAGAGGAGGTTATAATTGCCCATGGGATGAATGACAATGTTAAGGTAAAATACCCATTTATTGGAAGAAATGTAAACTAACGACGACATGAAAAAAGGAATGAAACAAAATGACGACACAAAACACACCGAATTTTCACACACCACAAACTCAAGGACACCCTAAGATTCAACATGAATCAGGGATTCAGCTTAATGGTAATCTTTCTCAACAAATACCATCAGAATTTCTAGAGCCACTTGAACCAGGAGAGGTAGAACTGCCATTGAATGATGGTGTTCCAGATGCATTTATGAACGCAAGACCTGTAATGCCTCAATCTCAAACTGTAGGTAGAACTATGCCATCATACACTGATGCGCCCTCTTATCAAGTTCCTCAAACAGCTGTCAATCCGAATCCACAACAGGTACAACAGATGCCACAACCTGTACAGCAGTCTGTACAGCAACAGGTCCCACAACCTGTTCCAGTTGTGCAAGAAGTTCCTTCATATGTCTATGAGAATTCAATACCTGAAGAGGCAGCAAATAACATAGAGAATCTTGAAGAAGCTGGCGGTGATATTTCTGTGCTATTCCCAGAGCAGATAACAATGGATGTTATTAATAATTGGAAGTCTGTATATAAAGAAGTTTATGCCGTTAATATTCTAGACAGAGTTTGGTTTATTAGACCTATCATAAGAAATGAATATATAGCTATAATGGCAAATGCACAGGATAGATATACAACAGAGGAACAGATAGCAGCGGTTTCTGTTATATGGCCGAAGTTCCAAACACTAGAGGCGAGACAGGATGGAGCAGGAATTGCAACCTCATTGTCTGATTTTATATTGAGGATGTCAGGGTTCTCTTCACCTGCTGTACCATTTAAGTTATAAGATGATAGAGCACCCTATCCTTCCGCCACGTGTGTATGGGATGTCGTTGCTTGATGTCGAAAGTCTTTTACCTGAGAGAGACGCGTTGCCTGACTATGCTATTCGGAAAATACCGGATAGCATAGTTTCATTTGCAATGACAGCAAAGCAAACATTTCCAAATATTTTTTGGGTTCCAGTACATGGAGAGAATACATGTTTTGGACACGGAGTAACTACACACCTAGTTCTACGTCCTATGACAAGAAATGAGTTTGAGACGTTTGAGTTGTTAAAGCAGAACGATATAACATTCAATGAATCAACAATATTAGATCGTTGCATTCTAATGCCAAGTGGACTCAGTAAAGCAAATTCACTTCCTGCTGGTCATGTAGAAACAGCATATAAAATAATTCGTGAATTGTCTGGCTGGTTTGAGAACTCTGATATGATAGAATTACAAAATTATTATAGAGACAGTGCCCAAACTTCTATGATGACAGTGTTCGATATGATATCCAGATCTGCTTTTGGTGGTATCAGTAATAGAGACATGAAGAATATGGATGCACATGAAACATTGGAAATTGTATCAATGGCAGAAACTATGCTTGGTTTGACAGTTGACGTTGATCCTGATAAGGCTGGAAAGAAACAGAAACAGAAGATTGACAAGATTATTAAGCGTGTAAACCTAGAAGAAGAAAATAGAAAGATAACAGAGAATAGAACTGCAGAAGACATAGTTAGGATGTAGAAATGCAAGAAACAGAAAGATCTGACCCTATTAAAACAACGATAGCAATGGCTGCAGGTGCCCTTGGGTTAGCTTTTGGTGCGAAGGCATTATATTCGACTACCGCAGGTAGGCGTGCTTTCACAGAGTTTGCAGCAAAGACATCTAATATAGTGAGAGGCATAAGGTCAGGCTCATATGACCTCCTTAGAAATCATGTTCCTTCAGTTGGTGCGACACAACAAGCTATAGCAAAGAATCCATTAAGGCTCAGAGGTGGTCTTTTTGAGGAACTTTCTGGCATTGATGACTTTGCCTCAATGCCACAAGATATAAAACAAAGAACCAGAGGATTTCTAAAAGGTAGGTTTGGGGCCGGACAAGTAAATGATGTCACGGAACACACCTCACTCACTGTCGAGGATATCCTCACAAGAGCTACTCCAGTTGGAGTAGGGAAGGGGATGAAGGGGCCCCTCCATTACTCGTTAGGTTCTGAATCGTTAGTCGCTGCAGAAGACTATCGTAGACTACAGGTTGCCCAAGCCTCTGATTTGGTAGGTAATGATTTTGTAATAGATAAGTTCCTTTATAAGAAACCTACAATGGGTGGCTTCCTGATAAATGATGCTAGAGCATTGGATATCAGAGCACAGGCAAGTAAGTTTGTTGATTGGATGAGTAAATTCCAATATATGGGTATCTCTCTTGCAGACGTTACCTTCCATGAACACTGGAAAAGAAAAGGTATAGTTGGCAAGTTGCATCCCAATATGCCAATAACAATGAGGGGCGGTAAAAGGATCACCGTTGGAGGGGACTACGGCTACCAGATAGGTGACGAAGTAGTAAAAATGAGGGGTGGAATAGCTACTTCAATTGGTAAGACAGATGCAAAGATATATCGCTCACAAAGGTTACTCCAAGAACATTGGGGCAATCTTGGTATGGGTGAGCATGGTCTTACAAAGAAGGGAATACAGGGGCCATCATCTTATGCAGATCGTTTAGCAGCAGCACCAGAAAGATATAGTGGATGGAGAGGAAAAGTAAGAGGTGCCCTTGAGAAAGGTACTGGGAAATTTGGTATAGGAGTTGGTGAGGGATTTGATATAGGTCCTCAGTATGCCAGATCTTCTTCTTTATTTTCCAAGTTTAGTGGCTGGTGGGACAACATGATGAAGGGGAAAGTGCCTGTAGACCTTCGCACAGAGATACAAGGGAAAGCTGTGTTCGAGCAGGAAGGTTTCACTGCCCTAGACAGAATACTTGGTGGGATAGGTATAAGTACAAAAAGTAACAGGATACACTGGGCGTCACAAGGTGAATTAAAACAGGGAATGAAAACAATGAGGATGGCTGCGAAAGCAGCCCATCCTGCAGAGATGCCAATGAGAGTTGGTGCAAGGACAGTAGGTGGTTTCGCTTCAGGAGCAGATGAGGCGTTAAGAGAAGCATCTCTAACTACTGGTGAAGCTACTCACGCAGCTCTACGTAAACTAGTAACTACTCCACTAACAACATTCGAGTATATGTCAGGCCTTGGTATGAGACCAGGTACGGCAAGTGAATCTGCATATAGACTGATTGCAAAAGGTATAATCCCAATATATCTTGGAGTAGAAGCTCTGAGATATGCTGATTTCTTAGCTGAAGAAGCAACCGGCGTATCTCCATTTAAGGGTTTGACTTACCTCTACGCTGGAGCCAGCACTGCACGTCATGCTGCATTCAACATAACAGGTGTATCAGCTGTAAGCAATAGGCTTGATGAGGAGACTGGTGGACTCTTAAGTTCTCCTTTAGGTATAGCTGGAAGAACGGCTGCTGTAGTTGCAGGTGGTTTCTTTCTTAATAAAAGAATGCCTACTGGGCATAGACTAGCTAAATATGTTCCTGCCGCGACCGCTGGCCTTGCTGCTGCTCAGTTTACTTCTGGTGTAGGTAAGGGTGCGGTACAGGCATGGGAAGAGCACACAGGTCAGAGAGACGTTCCTGTGAAGAAGGGGCGTTGGTGGTTTATGGGCAGTACACCTTATCAGGGTGCAGAAATTTCACACTATAGACCACACAGAACTGCACAGATATTGTCAGACGCATCTTATGAAAAGTATGGTGGTAAGGAAGACTATTGGTCGGGATACTCTTTATTACCAACTCCACATAATGCTTTTGATGCAAGACATCTGATAGATCCATATTATGCAGAGAGACATTCATATCATACTGCACCGTCACCTGTCTCTCGTGGTATGTTTTCTGATGTTCCATTGATAGGGAGAGGACTTAACCTTACTGCTGGACGTGTGTTAAAGCCAAGGATAATGATGCATGGTGATGAGCTTAGAGAGAGTGTTATCACAAGCAGAGGTGGCGTTGGTGAAGGTAATTTAGAAGGTGTCGCAGAAGCACTTGGTATGGAAGAGTTTTCCTCTACACCTATAGTTCCTGAATATACATTTGGAAGACAGCTTGGTGAGACTATTCATGGTAGCCTAGATTATACAGGGTTACCAGGATTTATGCTAGAGACAGTAAAAGAAAGATTTTCAGGCACACCAACCTGGTTTTCTTCTGGTCCACAATGGGAGACACAGGACTATAATGTTTCTGCTGCTAGAGGAATGCATGAGCTCGAGATGGGTGGAGCATGGGGGCTTTCAGAAAGTTTTCGTAGAATGTATCCAAAGACACAGTATGAGCTACACTCTGTCAACCCAATTAGGAACCTTGCTTCTCCAAATTGGTTACCTGGTCAAGATAGTGTTTTTGGTGATACTAGTTTTATTGATTTTCATTCTGGTGTTGCAGGTGCTAAGGTAAAAGAAGGTGAATCAAGGCTACCACAAATAGGCGAAGATTATGGTGATTTTGAAAAATGGAAAGTACTTTCTGATGTTGCACCATTCTCAAAGGCTGCAGAATACTATTCTAACATAGTCAACAGGATGGCTGAGACAGAAGAGCTTTCTAAAGATGAGATGGACAAATATAATGCGATTACATCAAGGCTCCCTACAAATGATATTAGGACTACACTAGCTGGTCCCATGGGCCTAGGCACTGGAGCAGCTTCATATCTACCTGAGATACCTTACGCCTCTACGAAATTCTTAGGATATCGTGACGCAGAAGATGCATATAGAGCTAGGGTTTTATATGGGTCAGACTACCATGACTGGAAAAACCCTGTCCCAACTATGGTAGAACCTCACTTAGCCTATCTTGGTAATTTGTCTGTTCCAGAGGCTGCTGTTGGTGGTGCAGGTGCAGCAGCACTTGGTAGAAATCCATCTTCCGCTTTAATACTCGGTGCAGTTGGTGGAGTATACGGTGCTACAACATCGGCTGTTAATGGTATGTTTGGGCTCAATCCTAAACCTACCATAGGAAAAGAGAGAGAGTTTGGTGAAGAATATTTTGATAAAGTAAAATATTTAAAACTTCGTAGACTTGAGGAAAGAGCTAAGTCAATGCATAGACCAGATATAGCACAGAAGGTCAGAAAAGAACAGTCTGGCACAATGACTGGCCTAAACTATTCTACTGGAGATATCTCAGAGTTCTATTTGAATGCACATAAGGCATTGCCAAGGAGAGATAGAGGATATCTCCTTGCACTTGCTGGAGGTCCAAATACAGATATTGATGAACTGCCAAGTTACCTACAGCCTATGGTCTCAAAACTAAGAGGTTTTGATAGAGAGTCTCTTGGTATAGACAGAAGCCAAGTTGATAGTGAAACGATGTCTTGGCTACAAGAAAATGGTGGTGTTCCTGGTGCTGGCTGGTCTGGATGGAATCCTAGCGTAGCAACAAAAGATGTTAAGATGATAACGATTGCTGATGAGGGAAGGAACTTCCATGACTATGGTGGATACATGGGTGATATACACAGGATAGAATCCAGTTTCCCACAGGTAAAGCCATTAAATTTATTTAATCCAGATTTGTCTGTGGACATGGCTATGTTAAATACCAGTAAGGCACTTGCAAAGAATATGGGCTTAACGAATATACAAACTAATATATCATCTTATCCTGGACAGAACGGTTATTCTAGATATAATATTATAAGAGACCGTCGTTTTGAAGGTCAGGATTGGATGAAAAATAGTGGGGCTAGGTTCTATGCAGGAACGGGATGATAATAGAGTAGCCAGGTTTCTTGGTGGAGCGACCATGCTTGGTCTAGCTGGTGGTGGAGCGTATATGCTCTCCAAAAGTTCTGCTGCAAAAGAAAGCTTTTTGAACGCGACAAGTGGAAAGCCAGGAGTCACGGTCAGTGCCAAGCCAGGATCTGCTATTATAGGACGTGGTAAGTCTAGTTTTATGAGAAGCTCATTTACTGCTGAAGATATGTCAAACATGGGTCTTGTAGATCTAGACGTTGGACAGATTAAAAGCAGAATAATGGATAAGTACAGATATAATAAACTATCCAATATGGGAGCTATAAAATCTTTTTTTAAGTCAATGGAAGGTCCAGCATCTCAGCTTTCACCTTTTTCTGTTGCTGGTACAGCAGGAATGAGTGGTACAGCTGCTTCGATGGAGCGGATACAACAAATGGCGATGGGACTTTCTGATGTTACTGGTGCTTCGTGGTCTTTAAAAGAAGGGTATGGTGCTACACTCTCCCTTTCTACGTCTAGTGGAATGAGAGATATAGCAATGCCATACCAGGTTGGACATAGAGTTACTTCTGGTGGTACGCTGTATGAGGCCCCACGTTTTGTAAAATCTGGTGCATCTAATATGACTCATTTTATGGACGCACTTGAAGGTCAGATTAAGACTGGAATGAAGACTAAAACGTCCAGAGGATTTGAAGAGTCTACAAGAGCAGCTATGGGTCAGTTGTCTAAGTTCCTCAATCTTTCTGAGAGTATAGCTGGAGAGGTTCCTCTTGTTGATTTTGCAAGACGTGGTAATGTTGTTATGCTTGGGTTAGAAGAAAAGCTTAGAGACATAATAAAAGGTGATAAACCATTTGAAGAAGGCAGCAGGATAATCAGAGAACACCTAAATGAAATGCCAGATTCTTTTTGGCACAATCTTGGTGTTGATGTTACACAAGATAAACATAAACAGATAGCTCAAGCAATGAGTACCATAAAGGGTGTACATCTACGGCAAGGTGTCCTTGGGCATACTTCATTAAGTAAGGGCAATCTGATAAATGCAGGAGAAATATTAGACATCACACGTGAGAGTGGCAGACAATTTAGAGCAGCTAATCTTGCATTACAGCCAGGACAGTTCTCTGATACTGGTGTGACGAAAGGAATAGCAAGTTATGAGGGAAAAACTTTATTACAGGCTGGTATAAGACCACACTATATGACAGGATCTTTGGATAACCCAATCAATATGGCACAGAAAGTAAATACAAAACTTGGTGGTGGAGTGTATGGAACAAGTAGTATGGGTATGCTTGTCCATGATGCGAGTGCAGCAAAGGCACTAGGCATTGATGCGACAGGATTGTTTGGTGGTGGAGTGATGTCATCATCAGCACAGGCTGGTGCATTGACAAGAAATGTCAAGATGAATATCGAGATACCTGCTAGTGGAAACATTTCCAAGGTTGACAAAGAGCTTGCAGAAAGATTAATGTCTGGCAATGCTGTTGGGTATAAGGTACCAAGGAATAAAATATATGGTCTTGGACAAGCTATGTCTTCTGGTGCCGAAGGTGAGGGAACATACGCAAGACTTTTATCCTCAAGGAATAGTTTTGATATTGACGACGTGAAGTTTGTAACAGATAAGGGTGGACAAAGCAAGTGGGTCATACGTGGTGGTTACCTTGAACAGTCAAAGAGTGTATCTCTATTTGATTCACATGCTTCGGTTCAAAGGTTATATGGGAGTTCTACCTCAAGTGCTATCGGAGAAAGTCTTGGTGTTGAAACTGGTGTCCATTGGATATCTTCTGCTGAAATGCTAAATCGTGAGGCAATGCCTATACAGGGTGCATTAGAAGGGATGGGTATCCTGGCAGAAGAGCGTGGTGTCCGTGGTAAGCTTAATAATGCTATGGAAGGAAAGTCTTTGACAGCGGCGAACGTTAGAGCAGCCGGTTTGTCGGCAGGATTGAGTAAACAGGAAATTGGAAAATTCTTATCAAGCAAAGGCAACTCACTATCTACGCAGTATCTAAACAAAGAACAGTTCGGAAAGATACTTACTTCTATGTATGGTGAGAAAGAAGCTAACGCTAGACTGGGTATGGTTGACTGGACAAAGGGTGGTGTTGCTGTGTCTATGACTGGTATACAAGCTAATGCTGGCATAGAATCTGTTCAGAGTACAGGTAAAGGTATAGTTGGAGATACGTTCGATGTGTTTAAGGCAGATCCTACGTTATTGAAGGAAGAGATAACAAGAGCAAGAACACTAAACCCAATGCGATTTACATGGCAGGAAGCAACTGCGCTTGGACTTAAAGGTGATGCCTATAGGCCTTTATATGAGAATATGAAGAATAGAATGATCGAGTCCTCAGGAACAGCAGGGCTTGAGACATCAGTATTCTTATCACAGCATGGTTTTGTAGGTAAGCCTGGTAGACTTGACCCCACCGCACTAGGCTTCTCAGAAGGTAAGGGATTGGCTGTGAGAAAGCTTGGTTCTAAAGAACTTACGTCTGCAGGACTCCAGGCAGAGAAATTATTGAAGCAAATATCAGAACAAGGTGGACATGTTGGTGGAAACATGTCAGAGGTATTATTCGGAGAAGGTGAAAAATCTTTTAGAAAGGGGTTTTTACTAGATATTGGGGAAGAGTCTTTTGACGTTGGTCTTTTCTCAAAAGATTTTGCTGGTGATTTTACCAGTGGAACCGCTGCAGCGGAAGCATCTGGAAAGATATACATTCCTGGCCTTGATGAAATGAGGGCCGGTGGAAGAAGAATAGGACCTTTATCGTACAGTGATGCGACGTTAAATTCACAACTTAGATTATTAAAAGAAGTTGGAACAAAGGGTAATGACCAAGCAAGGATACAGAGAATAAGAAAGGCATATAATGACCTACGTAATTCTGTGATGAAAACTGCGAGTAAACGTGGTACTATGAGGAATGTACTAGGTCATGAGATGGAAATGACTGGTGGGTATATGTTCGCAAGACATGCTCAGTCTGCTAGCATAACCGACTGGGTACATGCTATAAATCCAGGTGTAAAGGTTGGGTCTGCAAAAGAAAAGAAACTTATAGATATGATGGCAAAGAATTTTGAAGCAGAAACCGCTGGATATGTTGCTGTCAGTCATACAGAGGCGGCAAGACTTGGTAGGGAAGCATATAAAGAATCTATGGAAGGTGGAACCCATATCCTTGCAGGAAGATATCCAACATTGCACGGTGGCTCGACAGAGATGGTCAAACTAGTTGCTATGGGTGGACTTTCTGAAGGTGAGTCATTAGTTAATCCTCTGAGTATGTTACCACTAGGTATGGATACTGATGGTGATAAAATAACTATGTTCCATGTTAGAGGGGAGGGTGGTATCACAAAAGATACGGCAGAACGGATATGGAAGCAGGAAAGGAGTGTGGCGTTAGCAAGAAAAGACTTTATCGTCAATAAGATTAATCAACATTCAGGGTCTAAAGATGCTGTCATTAGATCCCTTCTTGGCAGGGACGTTTCTGGGATAGAGAATCTGGCAGGTGAGGAATATCTTAAGAGGGTTGTAGAATCTAGGTTGCTTTTCCCAACTATGACAGGTAAGACAACAAATGAATTACGTGCTCAAATGGAGATGTTACTTGGAAGAAGTGTTAGGGATGGAGCCACAAAGACTGAACAGGCAGCTGCGGCAGCTGCTGCCAATATACTTGGTGATGTCTTTATAGAAGGTGATATTAAAGCTGCGAAGCATTTAGCTAAAATGGGGTCCACTGAATCTCTTTCTGAACTACCAGCCTATCGTCTACGTGAAGCCATGCTTTATGGTGGAACACAGGAACAGAGAATATCTTCAGTAATAGATATACTAGAGAGTGAATCTATAGCAGATGCAGCAAAGACAGGCATGACAGGTGGGGCTGAGGGGTATACAGGTTCTGCGTTTGATGTAGCCAGGAAGAGTGGTAACATGAAAGTTGTTGCAAGGACACTTGTTGAGACAGCAGAAGAAGCCCGTTCTTTTTCTAGTAGTGGGCTTGGTGAGTCATTGATGAAGCTATCAAAGATGAACAAACCACTTGGTACACGTGAGTTAGACGATATAATATATAATATTGCTGAGTATGGAGCAGAGTCTGGTTCAGAACTTGGTAAACAGTATCACAAAGCACTATTTAATGATCAGCTAGCCGGAGTTACAACCTCTCAGTTTATGATGAGACAATCATCTTTAACAAGAGGGCTTATAGAAGATTTGACAAACGCTGAAACAGCAGATAGATTGATGGGTAAGATGGGTTCTGCTGTTGATACTGCAGTATCTCCTACTGGAAAAACAGGTAAAGTTGCTGGTGCATTAGAAAGTGCTATGAAAAAACTTTCTCCAGAAGCAAGAGGATGGTTAGGTGTTGGTGCTGGTGTAGCACTTGGAGCGTTTGCACTTGGCAGAGGTATGAGTGGTGGAATGTCACCTCCATCACCACCTCAGATACCTAATGAAACAATGCCAGAGCAGGATGAGAGGTTTTATGCAAGGGAAGATGGGGGTGGATCACAGAATGTCTATAATAATATGCAGCCTAGTTATGGGTTGCAGATGAGTGGAAGACATTCTGATGTAGCAACATTGAAATCAATGCTTGACGGTGGAGATAATCGGGTTAAGATTACTGACCAGTCGCTTTCTGATCCGTCGTTCAGGCAACACATGGGTCAAATGAGTACAAGCAGATTTGGATTCTAGATAAATATGAAGAAAAACTATACGACACCTGTTCAAATAGGCCACGTTATCCTTGATGTTGATCCTCAGTCTATCGCTGTGTCAAATTATAAGCATAATACACGTGGTATGCCTTTGCGTGGAACGGCAGGTCAGGCAATGCCGTCTGGCTATTCTGATGTTGACATAAAAATGTCTGTTACTTTCCCTGACCAGGATTCTGTAAACACTAAGTTAAGAGAAATAATAGCGTTAGCAAAAGCCTCTCCGTTCATACCTGTTACCTCAGAATATATTTCTGATCAAATTGTGACAGGTGGAAAAATCAGAAATAGTGCAACAACACAGTCTACTATCGCAGAGTATAATGAAGCTAGAGAAAATATTTTTAAAGAGTGGGCTAATATAATATGGTCATATTATATAGTAAGTCAGGTTAAACTGTGTATAACAAGAAAAAAGAGTATTTCAGAAGATCCTATTACTGCACTGACCAGATCTCTTTCTGCTAGATATATGTCTTTACTTAAAAAGGTTGATATGGCTAGTAATGAAACTTCATATAGTGCATCTCTTGCTGATGATATACATGCTAGTCAGTGGACATGGAACTATATAGTTCTTGCTGCTACGACAAGAGAGCTTAAAGGGAGAGACCTTACAGATAACTATACGAAAGAACAGCTTATTGAGTTAATGAAAAAGAATGGAACTATAGGTTCTTTAAATGACAAAACACTTGACATATTGGCTAAATATTCGTTCCAAGCTACTGTCATGAAAGTATTGGATGGTGATACAATTCGTGTGATACCAACAGGAAATGATACATTTGATGTTCCTTCCTGGGAAGATAAGAGTCTCAGTTTACGTTTAGCTGGATTTGACGCATTTGAAACTGTTCCAATAGGAAACAAAGTACCACCGGCAGTTTTGGAATCAAATATGCCGGATGTTTGGTTACATGGTCAGGAGACACATTCTACAACGACAGAAGCTACGCCTGTTAACTATGGAGACCTATGTAAAAGAAAGCTGATAACATTTCTTGGAGAGACTGTTCCAGAATCTGGTCCTGACTATGGATCATATGGTGCTGGTAAGAATGTGCTTGTGGAAGTTATTGATGTTGATTTGTATGGACGTATGGTATCTATAGTGACACCACTTGATGGCACTTATACAGACAAGTCTGTTAACCATAGAATCCTTGAAGAAGGACTAGCTGTACCATATATTATACAAGGTGACTCTGCTTCAGTTGCAGACACAACGCTGCTGGAAGCTGCATATGTAGCAGCAGAGGCAGGTAACGGTTTGTGGGACGATAGCAAGTGGCAGGGATATAAATTTATCCCAAGTCATAGATCTGTTGACAGGGGTGATGTCGGAGATCCACACAAGGAAATACCTGACGCTAAGTTCAGAATTATTGACCTAGAAGAGAAACATACGTCAGGACTTATATTACCATCAGACTATAGAATCTATGCAAAGAATTCAAACTATATAATATGGGGTGAAAGAAAAAATAGTAGTGATGTTACACTTAGTAGACAGTGGTTAGGTGCAATAGATCAGACTGTAATAAAACAGTATGATGTTGATGATGTACAAACATATTTTTGTGACTTTATAGGGCAAACTACTAACGGTAGATTGACTAGATATATGCCTACTAGAGATATTAAGCCACTTCTTGAAGCAAGAAGAAATGTCACAGAGAAAGAATATGAACTTAGGAAGAAGGCTCCTACTTCACTATTTAGACATGGCCTCTCGCTTCTACGTAATCTTGCAAGTATTCCACAAGAAGATTCTACTGACAAAGCAATAGAGGTCTCTAGTCATTACCCTGCCAGCATAGTTCCATTATGTTTTGATGGGTTCGCACTAACAACGGTGCCTGACATACCAACAGCAATACAGGCTACGTTTGTATTTTCTATTTTCAATCATAAGCCATACGTTCCTGTATTTGGTTATATAGGTAGTCAGCTTGTTAAGAGTAGTGAACAGGGTGAGAATAGGAATGTAATAACAGCAGATCCTGCAAGGCTTGAATTAGATCCTGCTAACTCATTACCTTTTATGAAGCATTTGTTTGAGAACTATCTAGTTGACAGTCTTTCTAATAGAAGTACAAATAGATATCTTGCTCCGTTTACTGGTATTAGTGGTAGTGAGAATGAGATACTTGTTGAATATCATGATTCACAATTAATAGATGTTCCATCTACAGAGAGAGACTCTGCCGATATACAAACTTCAAGAAGCATAAGAAAAGAGTATGGACTAATAAAACGAACAGGTTTAATCACACAGAAATCTGCTGATGATATTAGTCTCAGTGACAACGTATATAATATTATTGTTCCAGATGTTAGTATACAATATATTAATGTTGCATACTCTAATAATATTCCAAAGATACCTATAGAGGGACATGAATATCCTACCGCACAATTTACTGGAAGAGGGCAGGGCGAGATCACAATAGCACTATCTACCGGTAGCCGTGATGCTGTAAGAGCAATCCATCTGCTAGATAGCAAGATTCAAACTGGTGCCAGAACAGTAGAGGGAAATAGAAAGGCACAAGCAAAGATACACCTTAGGCATCCGTTAATTAATATGACAGGTATGTCTGCTTTTATTGTAAGCAATATAATAGTTGCTTCTGATGCAGATAAACCTGGGTGGTCAAACATTACATTATCGCTTGTTGAAAGTTCTAAAAGTGCTTTCAACAATGAAAAGCTAGAGCCTGTTTCTGTAGAGTTTGACGATGCTGAGCTTGACAAAGAATATATTCAAGCAATCATTAATGATATATATAGTGCACAAGCAGGATCTGAAGAAAGAAAAAGAAAAGTTGAAGCCATACTTGGAACTGCAAATATTGTAGAAAAAGAATTTTGGGATGTTGATACTGAGGCAGTGATTAAGGGTGCGGCTGTCACGACAGGAGTTGTTCTTGCAACTGGTGTGATTGGTGGTGCAGGGATACTAGCAACAGGAACGGCGGTTGCTGGTGGAGCGACATTGGGTGGTAAGACTGGTATAAGGAAAATGAGTAGTTTTGTGTTGGATGATAATTCAGCACCTTTAACTGCTGCAATTTTTCCATACTTATTTGTTCATGGCGGCTTAGATGATGGTAAGTCAGGTTCTATATCGTTATTCAATTCTGCTTCTGCTAAAAAGGACCATGAGGGGATAACTTATTGGCATGAATTATATTCACAGTCTAAATTGTCGGCAGCAACAGAACTACTAAAATTGTCTGGAATAGATGATATTTTTCTAGACGATGATACAAGAATTGATTTACTAAGGAACCTTAATAAAACAGAAAAATTTTCCAAGTTGAGTTCTTACTTTACTGCTGCTTTTAAATACAGTGGATACAACCGTGTCTCTATGATGGGACCTCCTATGATAGATTGGTTCCATAGCTTTATAGCTGCTGCACGATCAGAAGCATATGAGGTTTATGCGAATGTTACAGGGCAGGCTATAAGTGATGTGGTGTTTGAAGTTGATGGAAAGAAAAAAAGATATATAAAAAAGAGAAAGCTATTAACCGACAAAGGTCGTAGTCTATATAAGAGTAGTAGCGACGGGATAAATAGTATCTGGTCTAATGATTTACTCGCTGTACATATGGCAACATGGCACGTCTTTATGACAGACATGATAATAAATTTTGATGATTCGAGGAATATGCTTGAATGGATGATTAGGATAGGCTTACGTTTCCCGTCATTTAAACAGAAACTCTTTCCAGGTCTTTATAAGCTTTTGCCACAAGCAGCAAGAGATCTAGACCAACAGCTTCTACGTAATTCAGAACCTATCTTACTGAGCGATCTATCTTTACCAAGGTATATTGATGTATATGGTAAAACAGGTGAAGTTGATAAGCTTGGTGCATTTTCTCTTTTGAACACAGCAAAGCGTTTTGTAACAGTGTTTACATCATATGTAGTACGTGAAGTGGGTGGTGACATATCCTCAGAAATAGATAGGTTAAACAGACAGATACTATTGTTAAGCAGTGTTATAAGATCACGTAGTATAAAAGAGCTTGCAAATGACATAGATACACTAACACTATCATCGGTTGGAGCGTTAGACAGTGAATGGATGAGCAATTATTCTAACCAAGGCAGTATCCCTAGAACAGCATGGGAATCTTTGATAAGCTCATCTTTGTTTTCTATTATTGATTCACTTGTTACTGCTAAACAAAATACTTTATATAGTATACTAAATGAATTACATGTAGCAAAATTTGCATTGGTTGCAGATGCTGGAACTACGATTAGAGTCCCAAGCAAACTTTTACCTACTTATAAAGATCTTGGTGTAAGTGCCTCACACGTTGTTGATAGAAATTCTATTGCACGAACATCTGATGATATGGTTGAGGCTGGTTGGTACTACTGGAGACCAGAAGTTAGTGTCGTTGATGATATCAACGTTACGCTGGATGAATTGGGATCTTTAATAGAAGAACATACTGGTATACTATGTGATGAGGATATCATAGATGATAATGGTATACAAAATATAAGTGTAAATAAAAAAAGCAGATCAAAAACAGATGTTTCTCCTTCAACTACTGCTACAATAAGTGGTATAGTTATTAATCCAACAGGGCAAATAGATAAGAATAGGGCTGGTAGAAGAAATTCATTTACTCCTGATGGTAGAGATATCGATATTGATGAGGTGAATAAGAAGTATGCTGCAGAAGTTGAGATGACTCAAAGAAACAGACTTGCAGAAAAGAAAGTTGACAAAGATATTGCAAAGGCTATAAGGAAAGATAGCATAGACGAAGAACGTAGTCTAGTAAAGACAAAATTCACTGTAGATAGTAAAGGAACACCATCTTTATCAAGAGCAGCTAACGCTGTAAAACCCGGTTCTGTCACATCGCCTGCTGATCCTGGAGCGAACTATGGCACAAGCGGAATGCAGAAGAAACTTATCAATGCGGCCATGGAAGAGCATGCTAATAATCCGCTTGGTATGAAGAACGCATTTCCTACATATGCTCTTTATTTTGTTGAAGAAGATAAAGAAACGTGGGGCTTCTGGAATGACTATTACAGATATGATTCTGTTACAAGCATAGAGGTTGTGAGAGATAAGTTTACAACAGACATGGCGATAATACGTCTGACCAATATGGGTGGAATATTTTCTAATAAAATAGGTCCAAACGTAGAGGCTACTCTTGCAGGCAGAGTGAGGAAGGGTGTAGATAAGACTGAGCTTGATCCATATTCTGTATCAGACTTGTCATCTGATGCAGGTTTGAAAACAGATGGAGCTAGAGCTGGAGATGTTGATGGACGTAAAGAAGGGAAATTACTTGCTTTCAAACTAAAGCAAGGGACAAGAATTATATTGAAGATGGGTTATTCCACACAAGCACAAGAGTTACCTACCATTTTTACTGGTCAAGTAGCAGAAGTAATGCCTGGTGCAATAACAACTATAGTTTGTCAAGCATACGACTACCAGCTTTCACAGCCTTTAGTTAGAAAGTGGACAAAAGCAGTACAGTCTTTTCCTGAAATTATCCAAGACATGTTGGCTAAGGTTAATTATTTTGGTGGGTATCAGTTTTATTCTGACAGGTTGACTTCTCAGTGGAAGGGGCGTGGGACAGACGACCCTGGAAATAATGATTATTTTTCAGGCAGAGCATATATAAATAGTTCTCAAGGAGACAACTTGTATATAGACAGAACTGGCTGGTGGGGAGAACTTGGATGGAGAATCTTTGGTAAAGATTGGTATTGTGATGGACCAATGTTACAGAATCTATTTACAATGCCTCATTATACCCCAAGTCAAATTATGTCTATAAGACCTTATGATGGCCGCTCTACGCTATTCTACGGCAAACCAGAAGGCACTTACCTTTATACTTCCAGGGCTATGAACGCTATGTCCTTATGGGAAGAGAGAAGACATCAATATAACAACCTGTCTACGATTGAAAAGGAAGATAATTTTATAAAAGGTGACTCTTTTGCTGATGTAGGAAGTCCAGAAAGATATATGTTCTACAGTGAATTCAAAAAGCATGAGTATAGGCATGTTAGTGATTGGGGGAATGCTATAGTTGATGATACACAGTTAGCAGAGCGAGAGGCGAACATTCTTTATAACCTCAGACTCAAACAAAAGATAAAGAGTCTATCAAGTCAATATGTATGTGTAAGGATGTCAGATGCTAATGGTGATTTTGATAATGACATAGCACGATATAGCTCAGCACATTACTATGGGTTCAAAACACCAACTTCTAAAGAACTACCTATTGAAAGATCAACAAAAGCACAGTTAAGTTTGTTCATAAAAACACTTCAATCAATTCCTGATGATATAATAATGAATGTCTGGTTCAAGTTCTTTGCTGCGATGGCAATTCTTGGTGATGCAAACTCATCAGACAGAGTCAAAGAAGCAAAGATATTAATTAATAGCTCAAGAGGAATGCATGACTTTGAAGGTATTAAGCTACACGAAGATACATATTTTGCAGTTGACAGTGAGGTATATCATTATGACAAGAGTAAGCCAAATGGCGGTGCAACTTATCTTGGTATAAATGATTACATCACGATCACAGCGTCTAAAGAAGATGCTATCGCAATGGCCAATGCTGGTAAGACATATAAATTAAAGCATGAAGATGAGAGATTCTATACTCGTGAAAGAAAGTATAGAATATCAGAAAATATAGTAAGATTAAATGGAAAAAGATATTATAAGGTAGGAGAGACTAAGGATAGTAGGGCAACGTTTAACGTAGATGATATACCTAGTACAAATAATATTGGTAAGAATATAAAAGAATATTTAATATCGTTATTTAAGAGTTTACTTGCTAACTATTCAGATAACTATTATATACAACCTGACGAAAAACTTTCAGAAGCAATGCTTATGCAAGAAGCACTCGATTCATCTAACTCTGGTAATATAGGATATATCGTTGCGTCAACAATCATAGAAAGAAACCCAGATACGATTGTCAGGTCAAGGTATGGTAACACTCCAGCACTTACAATACAACAGCTTCCATTTACAGTTTCACTAAATGAAATGCCGCCATTGTGGAGAGATAGTTTTTTGCGTAGACTCGTGCCATTCTTAGTCAGTGATCTTCAGTATGCTGTCAACCAGAACCCAGATAGTGAATTTGCTAAGCAGTATAACTCTTCGCAGGTAATGACTACCGATAGAATACCTCCGAATATGAGACCGTTTAGACATACTCATTTGGTCATGAGTGGGATGAACTTGGTGTCGAATCAGATTAAGGCGTCAAGATCTCACATGGCGAATGTTGTTACGCTTGAATCACCATCAAAAGATCCAAGCATAGGTGATAATAATATTAAGATACCTGACTCACGTAATATGACTAGAGTATCTGTTTGCCATGAAGACGATTTAACTTATCCAATTAACTCGCATTTCTTTGATTTGAATGCATATCACAATGACGAATCATGGCAGGTAGGAATGTCTTGTCTTGGTGAATCGTTGCGTGAGACATATCAGGGGGAATGTGTGATACTTGGTAATGCTAAGATAGAGCCATATGATATAATATCATTACAGGATAGACAAAATCTAATGGTTGGTGCGTTTGAGGTAAAGCGTATTACACATATGTTCACCCATGAGAGTGGCTTTGTATCTTCTATAACACCACATATGATTGTGCATGTTAACAAGGATACAGATTTTTGGAAAAGTATTACTTACAGTTCTGCGCTTGCTTTTTCAGGTCTTGGCCTTGCAGCCGCAGGTTTCTTGGCGTTTGGTCCAATAGGTGCAGGTCTTGCCATTGGCGGAGCAGCTGCTGTGGCTTCTCTGAGTGATATGCCAACCACTTCTTTCCTTGGTGTTCCGCTTCCATGGATAAGTGGACAGGCTAAGGTTGGTCCGAGTAGAAATAATCCTGTTAGGATTAGTCCTATGACATATAAAGGTGAACCATTCATAGCTGGTCTAGAGGGCTGGGAACAATATCTAAAAGATCAACCAGATTCTTTTGCTGGCACACTTGTCCAAAATATGGATAGGAAGTTTAGAGATGCACAGGAAGGATGGGGATATTTTAATAAGAACCTACAAATATGGTTGGGAGCCTATCAGAATACAGCAAGAACACTTAAGAATACTAGTGAGATAGTTTCTGATTCATAATCGGAGAATGAAATGATTGACAAGTTTGACAAGGAACCTTTCAAAGATAGCCCATCAAGTAAATGGGGGCTTCTAACTGAGATTGAAAGGCACAGTGTATCTTCAAAGGCACCACTAACATTACACTATGTAACTGCGAATGGTACACCAGGCTCTGTTGATGTTGGGGCAGAAGTACTTTTTAGGACACAGGTTACAGATCCAGCCCTTGAAGATATAATTATTGAGATACTTCCAGATGGTGATGTAAAACTAAAAAGAAATAAATATAATAAATCTGCTGCAGAATATAAGGCAAAGAGTCTAAGAAGTAGTACATTGCCTAGTGAGGTATCATATTCCCAGAAAACAATGTCTCCAGCACAGGCATTACAAAAACTAGCTGGAAAAGATATTACTAAAAAGTTTGATACAATAGATGATCTTAAGGACAGCTTAGATAAGAAGGCAAATCTTAAAGGGACAATAAATCCAGCCAAAGAAGTAAAAATAGGTGGTGCTGGACCTGGTAACTATGTTACTTTTAATACTGATAGTAGGGGTGGCACAGAATATTCTGCTGCTGCTGCTGGCACAAGACAAAGCATGAGTATGAGTAGGTATGAGATCCTGGCGAATAAGGAGAAGACGAACCTATCTCCTGGTGGTAAAACATACGGTATATCTAAGTTACCAAATGATGATAAGTTTAATCTTCAATCTGGTCCAAAATTTTGGCCAAAATATAGTATTGATCTTAGTGATCTTACAATTGGGGCAGGTGTTATAGGTAAGATAACAAGTATTATTGGAGGACTTGTCTAATGCTTTTTAGTGCTTTAGATATTACAGTTGATGTGAATGGCAACTTTGTTACTGAGAACGGAGATGTGCGTGCCATGTCTTCTATAGAGAGCATAGGAAGCACAGTTGCATGGAGACTAAAAACTAGTAAGAGTGAGTGGTCTGCATATAGTAGTGGTATAGTAGCTGGCTTACCAGACTTTGTGGGACGTAAGAATAGTCGTAGTAACGCAGAGCTAATGAAAACATATATTAAGACTGCAATAACATCTGATGGATTTCTCTTGCAAAATGATGTTGATGTTGATATCATACCAGTATCACAAGAGGAGCTACTCATCTATGTGAATGTTAATAATATAGTTGCTCCAGATATAGACTATAACTCATATTCTTTTTCATTTTCTTTTTCTCTAGCAAGTGGATATATAACTACAATAGATAGTGCAGTGAGGTAAACAATGTTAGACATACGTAGCAGAGCACAAATATTAAGAGATATATTACAAGCATCACAAGATGCGAATATACCTGGTCTTGCACAAGGTCAATTGATACGTAATATAGGAACACTATTTGCAGATGAATCTGTCAATATTCTTGAGCAGGTTAGATACGCATTATCATCTGGGTTCTTGTCAACAGCAAGTGGACCGTTTCTTGACATACTTGGAGAATCAATCTTTGGCTTGTCAAGGAAAATACCAACTGCAGCGTTTGCACAGGCATCAGACCAGAACATAGAGTTCTATGTCACCACAAATGATCTAGCAACATACCTTCCATTAGTAGGTGATGTTGGTGAGATTGCTGACGGAACAACTATTTCTGATGACAGCAATAATGTGTTTTTAGTTTCTCCTAGGGTCTTAGTGCCTGCGGGAGTCCAAAGTGTATTTGTGTCTGTTGAGGCTGAGCTTTCAGGTCGTGTTAACTCTGTGCCTGCAGGTGTGTTAATAAACCACACGTTAAGTAGTAGCATTAATGTTAGGAACCTAAAAGAAATCAATAATGGAACAGAGTTAGAAAGTGACAATAACTATAGATTCAGACTCTCTAAGGCCCACCTAGCAATGCAAGGTGGGAACAATACAGCAATAGAGAATGCTATAGTAAGATCACCTGGAGTAAAAGATTACTCTATCTACGACGGTGCCTTCGGACCAGGAACAACAGAAGTGTTATTGATCCCAACTGGCAATAGATTATCTGTTGGCACGAAACAAATGGTTGCGGCGAATGTTAGAGCAGTGAAGGCTGCTGGTACGAATGTGATTGTTTCTGAACCAGACTATGTTGAATTTGAGTTAGACATTACACTCTTGAGTCGTAATGCTGGTATACAAATAGAAGGCCCAGTTGAATCAAGAGTAAGACAAGCACTGTATTCATACTTTGCTAATTTAGATATAGGAGCAACTTTTAATACAGCAGATATAGAACAGGCTGCAAGAGAATCTGCAGGTGATAATATTGCCAATGCAAAGATAAGTTGTTTCTTGCTCAACCAACAGTTAGTGCCTGCAGGAACCGTAGAGTTGGCAAGTAGAGATCTTCTTGTTCCATATGCAAATGCAACTGAACCAATTAGGGTATTTGTTACGTGAATATAAAAAACTTACCAAGATCTTATAGTAATACAACAGCAAGGTTGCTTAATAATCTACCTTCTCATGATCCTATACGTCGTCGTAGAGATGGGTCCGTTCATCAATTCATGAATATACATGTAGGGAATCCTTTAGAGTTAGCCGCAGAAGCTGCTAACTATGTTTCTGATACAAGATCTCTGTCTACCTGTCCAGTTGATGAAACAGATATCCTTTATTCAGTTGGCATTCCTTATAAGGATACTCTCACTACATCTACGAATCTACTATACAACAGTGCCTTTGAACATCTGGATGCTGTTATACAAAAACCATATAGTTGGATGATACCTGCTACAGGAGTTGAGTTAGATACCAGTGCTTATTTTGGTTCTAGGTGTTTGAAGGTTACAGCTGCTACAGGTGAGACAGTTCAGGTTTACCAAAAGATACCAAATACAGCATTTGGACACCTGACAAGTTTCTCATTATCTGTATGGGCAAAGAATAATGAGTATGGTACGCTACAGATAGGTATTGTTGGTAGAGATGGACTTGAAGATACATCTCGTTCTATCGTTTCTTCGACTACAGGCAACACAGAGTGGTCTCGTAGTGTTACAAGCGGTTCTTTTGGGTTACCTATATATGACATTGCAGTATCTATCAAGCTAACAAACACAGATAGCTCAGATGCGATTTGGTATATCGATGCTATACAGTTAGAAGAATCAGACCAGTCAACCATATGGCAGCCACATCCAGATGATAAGTCAGTTTGGAATAATACTATTAGTACTCCTGGATATGAGCTTATAGTTAATAATAACACAGAGCAGATAATTCTTGAATATTGTGATTCTAATATGGACTTCTTTTCTCATGCAGTCCCTACAAGAGCAATTATTGAAACTGACTCAACCTTTGTTGCATCTAACCCATACTATAAATCAAAAATTGATTTTTGGGTAATTGAATACATAACAACATTTGATATAAGTGGTAGTAAGATAAGGAAGATGAATGCCGACGTTCCTGGAGAGGTGTTAGCAGAATATGATCTATATACACCTAGCATCTATGAATCTATAAAATGGGCATACTCTTTTGATGACCAAAAGAATATAGAAGAGTATATAAAGTTTGATTATACTCCAAGCCAGTTAACAACTC